AAGAAGAGCAGTTAATTAAAACAGCTCGACAATATCAACAACAAAAGGAGGAAAAAAACTAATGATGTATTCTAATTGGCCTTCATACCCTTTGCCTGTTTATGTCTTTGGATATAAGAAATATAAAGAGGGCAAACTGTGGAAAGTAGAAAGAGATTTTCTTTTTTCTGCACATCAAAATAATTTTTTCGAGGGCGGTCCAACCGCCTTTGAAAGAAGTGTAAAAAGACAATGCCGAGTACTAAAGAAAGAGCATGGTTTCACATGGTTTAGTTTCTATGACACAGTACAGGCAAGACGATTAGTTAGAAACGGTGATTGGAAATTATATAAAGACTTTCCAATTAAAGAATTTCAAAAAGATTTACAGGAGGTTCAAAGCTAATGAAGTGTACCAAGTGTGGAAGTCTAGAGAATCAAGTAAACAATACTCGAACTAGGCTATCCACTAGAGGTCACAATATAGATTCACAAGATGGTTCGATTCCTTTTATATGGAGGAGTCGGACCTGTCTTGTTTGCGGCCACAAATACAGCACCTATGAAATGCGAACAGCAGATTATAGCAGTGATGGATTTTTAAAAATGATTCAAGATTTAACCACATGAAAAAAACTATTCCAACATTATCTGAAGCTACAAAGATTGTTTACAGAACACACTACAGTGGCACAGATTCAGCTAAGAATTTTCTTACAGCTATGAACCATAACATTCAAGCTATTGGAGATTTACCAGTTAATAAAATTACTACACCTGTCATAAATAAAATGATGGATTATTTATTAATTAAATTAAAAAATAGTAGAGCTGTAGTAAATACAAAGAGGGGTTATTTAAAAATAGTTTTAGAAAGAATGATTGATGACGGATATATAAAAGAAGTTAAGCTACCCAAAAGACACAGAGTAAAGAAACAAAAGGTTGAATATTTAACTCAAGATATGGAAGAAGAATTATTAAATTACATAAGGGATAAATCTTTTGATAAAGATAAAAAAATTTATACACAAGCTTTTTATATTATCTCTTGTCTCATAGACTTAGGGTGTCGGGTTAGTGAATTGCTTGGACTAGAAAAAAGATATGTTGACTTTGATAATAACCAAATAAATTTTAATGAAAGAAAGAATGATAATGCTGTAGCTGTACCAATGACCAATAGAGTAAAAGAATATATGAAGTTATATTGTTATGACAAAAAAGATTTTGATAGGGTTTTCAATTTAAGCTATGACAAACTTAATTCTATATGGCAAGAAGCTAGACGAGACTTAGGATATAAAGACAAAAAGTTTTATACCTTACACCTATGCCGCCATACTTGTGCGAGTCGTTTGGTCCAGCGTGGGTGCCAGCTCTTACTTGTTAAGGATTGGTTAGGGCATGATGATATTAAAACTACAATGATCTACGCACACCTACAGCCAAGGGCATTACATAGCATAGTGGAGGTGTTGAACTAATGAGGTTTACTGATAGTCAAATCTTTTTTATCAATGACTCAATTAGAAAAGAGTTAAAAGAACAAGAAACATTTTTAAAATATTTAACTGATTTAGCACAGAAAGAAAATGATCTTACAAAGAAAAACAAGATCAATAATTCTGTTGAATTGTGTGTAAAAAAGATACAAGAACTTGAAGCGTTGAGGGGTTTATTACATGAGTGAACCAAGCAAGAAACAACTAGAGCTAGAGCAAAGTATTCTTAGTATCTCAGCCTACAACAAACAAAGTAAACAGAATAGAAACATAGAGAAGGGAAAAGAATCTAATAATTATTACGCTAGAAATATGATTGAAGCAGGGCTAGATAAACTTACAAAAAATTTAAAAGAACATATCAATAAATCTTTAGAGGGAAAGGTAGGAGTTAAAGCTGTGTCGGCTAAGTTGTTATCTTTATTTCCTGATCTTGATGTAGTTTCTTTTATTGCTTTCAAAGTAATTATAGATAGCACTAGCCAAGGTAAAACCACAACACACACAGCTCTTAAGATAGGTCAAATGTTAGAAGATGAACTTAGGTTTACTGAGTTTGAAAAGCAAGACCCTAAACATTTTAAAGCTATAAAGAAACATACTAAAGATACAAACCACGAGGGCTATAAGCGTAAGGTTATGGTCCATCACATGAATAGAAAAGGACACAAGTTTGAGCCTTGGACTAGAGCTAATAAACTTAGGGTTGGGCTAAAACTTATTGAGCTAACTTCAACAAAGATTCAGATGGTCAAGTTGGTCAACAAGAGAGTTAAGAAAACAACTACAAGTTATCTTATATTTACTGATGTCTATATGAAATATATACAGCAGGGTAGGGCCAACAGGATTGCACTCTACCCTTTGCTTATGCCTACCTATGATAAGCCTAGAGAGTGGACAGCTATAAATGATGGAGGATATTACACTAAGAGATTACAAACAAGTGCAGTAAAGATTACTGATCGGGACCACTTAAAAAAATTACAAGAACAAGACTTAACAATATGTCTAAAAGCTTTAACTCTGGCAAGTCAAACTGAGTGGACAGTTGATAAATTTGTTCTTGATACTCTTGTATATTGTTGGGAGGAAGGAATAGAAGTAGGTTCATTAATCAATCGAGACTTAAAAGAACTACCAACTAAACCACTTGACTTTGATACAAACCCAGAAAGCAAAAAGGAGTGGCGATACTTAGCTAGTTTAATACATGATATGAACGCACAGAATAAAAGTAAACGCTATCAAATACTTTCAATGATAGACACAGCTAAGAAATATGTTGGTGAAACTTTCCATCACATATATCAATTCGATTGGGTTGGTCGAATGTACCCTGTCACCGCTAACTTCAATCCGCAGGGAAATGATATAGCTAGAGGTCTTCATGTGTTTGCCAAGGGTGGAGCATTGAATACTAAACAAGATGTAGATTGGCTGGCTATATGTGGAGCTAATCATTTTGGTTTAACTAAACTATCCTACAGAGATAGAAAAGATTGGGCATATACTTTTGGCATAGATATAGCTGAACAAGTTTATGATAATCCGATTGAGAACGTAGACCTATGGGGTCAAGCTAAAGAACCTTTCCAATTTTTACAGTGGTGCAAAGAGTGGCATGAATTTCAAAGGATTGGTAAAGGTTATATATCTCACCATTGCTGTTGTCTTGATGGTACTAACAATGGCTATCAACATATAGCTGGCCTTACATCTAACAATGAACTAGCTAACAAAGTTAATCTTCAGTATGTTGCAAAGCCGCAAGATTTATACAAACAAGTACTTGATGTTGTGCTGATACTACTAGAGCAAAGCAACAATCCAGAAGCTAAAGCTTGGTACAAAGAAAGAGATAAATTAACTAGAGCATTTATAAAGAAACCTGTCTTGATGGTTCCATATAATTCAACAACCTATGGCATAGCTAATTACATAGAAAAATATTTTGTAAATGAAAATGTTTTTATGGCGAAAAATTTTAAGAACAATTTTTATTTGGCTGCTGTAATTCAAGAAGCTGTAGAGTTCGTTACACCTGAGAGTCCAGAGTTATTAAAACATTTGTCAGCCTATGCCAAGTCTTTTAATAATGAGAATAAACCAATGGCATGGTTTAGTCCGTCAGGTTTTTATATCCAACAAAATTATTATCAAGGTAAAACAAAAAGAGTTACTACAAAATTAGAAACTTCTAGTATAAAACTTTCATTAAATGAAACTGATAAGACTAGGGTTGATAAAAGAAAACAGTTGCAGGGATTCCCTAGTAATTACATACATAGTTTAGATGCTGCACACTGTCACTTAAGTTTATGTGAAGCAGGTAAGCAGGGGTTAGAAAACTTTTGTATTATTCACGATTGCTATGGTAGTCCAGCCAGTGAACTAGAAAGATTTATTGAATGTGTTAAGCAAAGTTTCTTTTATATTTATAGTGATAATAATTTAGATTATCTATACCACAATTCAGTAGAACAACTCAGTGATATTAAAGGTTTACCCACAGCACTACAGATGGGGGAGTTTGATATAACAGATGTGTTGACAGCACCATATATATTTACATAACAAAGAACTACGGTACAATTTATATACGTCTTTTATAGACGATTAAACCAGATTACAAAAAAAGATTATGGCAGAACTCAAGCCTGAGACTATCAAGCTAGTCTCACCTAATGGAACTCGTTTTCGTTGGTCCTACTATGTCACCCCAGATGAATACAAAGGTGTAAGAAAATGGAAAGGTGACATCATCATTCCTGTAGGTACACAAATGAAAGATGACAAAGGAGAACTGGTTGAAGCTACACAGTTTATGGTAGATCAGCTAGAGCAACTACTTGAAAGATGGAAAGGTGCATTGAAAGAAGCATACCCAGATAGAAAGTTTACTCTTACTAAAAGTTTAAAGACAGGTGAACCATCTTTCCCTTGGTCCTTTGAAGAAGACGGTTTAGTTATTAGGGTTAGTAAGAAAGCTAGTGGTGTCAATCCAAATACAGGACAGCCATATAACAATACACCTGTTGCCTTTTACACCAATGACTTAAGACTTATGGGTGAAGAAGAGAGACAGAAGCTAGAAAAGATAGACCCAGAAACCACAGGTCAGATGTCATTCCTTGCCAAAGGTTATGATGCTGGCGGTAATGGTGTGGGTATTAAATGTATTCCATTAAGTATTTGCTTTAGAAATATAGTTCCATTCACAGGTGGAGGAGCTAGTGACTTTGAAGCAGAAGCACCATCAAGCTATGAAGAAAAGGTCCCGACCCCAACAGCAGCCGACTTCTAAATACAAGAGTAAATTTGAAAGTCAATTTGCTGACACCCTAAATAAAAAGAAAATTATCTTTACCTATGAAACAATCAGCATTGACTATGAGATTACTTGCACCTATCGGCCTGACTTTATACTCAACAATTTTATTGTTGAAACGAAGGGCTACTTCTCGAAAGAAGATAGACGCAAGCATCTTGCAATTAAGGCGAAACGACCCGACCTAGATATAAGGTTCTGTTTTCAAAATAGCAGAACCAAACTATCCAAGGCCAAGAACTCTATCTCTTATGCCAAGTGGTGTGAGAGACATGGGTTCCAATACTGTGACAAATTTATTCCTGACGATTGGTATGACAACCCAAGAAAAAATTAAACACGCACAGAAACGTATAGCTGAATTAAAACTTCTCATTAAATATTGGACCAATGAAGTCAAGCTACAAAGCTAAGAAAGTTTGTCCTGAGTGTGGCAAGAAAAACTGTGCTGTCTTTGATGATGGTCACGAACACTGCTTCACTATGGATTGCGGTTACACTTACTACCCAAATAAAAAAGAAAAGAAGATGACAACCAACATCATTCCAATAAAGAAAACAAATCCAAGACTTTTACCTGTCAAGTCAATGGCTCTACCTAAACGTGGAATCACCAAGGAGACTTGCGAACTATTTGGTTATGGGATAGCAGAGTATAGAGGGCAGCCAGTACAGGTAGCTACATATAAAGATCAGAAAGGTAATGATGTTGCACAGCACATACGCTTTCAAGAAGTTTATATGGATAGGTGATATGTCTAACGTAATGCTATGGGGTCAACATCTATGGAGACAGCATGGAGGTAATGGTTCAGTATTCATAAGCATCTTCGAGGGAGAGATTGATTGTATGAGTGGGTCACAGATACAAGGTAATAAGTTTCCCTGTGTCTCGATTCCGTCAGGTGTACAATCAGCAGCTAAGTATTTAGCAGCAAACTATAAATGGTTAGATACCTTTTGTCGTATCGTTATTTGTTTTGATAATGATGTTGCTGGTATGAAGGCGGCAGATAAATGTTTAGAAGTTTTACCGAAGGGCAAAGTTGCTATAGCTAAGTTAGATCGTAATGATGTTAACGATCATTTAGTTTTAAATGAAGAAGAGATTGTTAGAGAAAAACTTTGGAAGGCAAGACCATCAAGACCAGACAGTTTAATTAATGGAGCTGACGCATGGGATTTATTTATTAAAGAAACAAGTAAACCAATCTCAGACTTTCCGTTTCCTAAATTAAATGAATATACGAAGGGCATATTTCCTACTCAACTATTTACTGTAGCGTCTGGCAGTGGAGCTGGTAAGAGTACGATTTGCAGAGAACTGGCATATCATTTCTTGGTCAAAAGGAATCTTAAGCTAGGGTATATCGGACTAGAAGAATCAGTACAAAGAACCTTACAGGGATTGGTTGGTATTGATTTGAATATACCTTTACATCTGGCGGCAGAAGAAACAGTAGACCAAGACGAATTAAAGAAATCATTTGACAGGCTAACGTCTACAAGAAATCTATTTTTATATAATCACTTTGGTTCACTCGACCCTGATACTTTACTAGAACAGATACGGTACTTGGCTACGGTTGATGGGGTACAGATAATCATACTAGATCATATAACAATAGTTACTTCTGGTTTAGATTTAGATAATGAAAGACGAGCTATAGATGTGACTATGACTAAGCTTAGAAGTCTATGTGAATCTACAGGCATAGCAGTTATACTTGTTAGTCACCTACGCAGACCACAAGGACAGGCACATGAAGAAGGAAGAGAAATATCTACCAGTGATTTGAAGGGCAGCTCTGGACTACTACAACTAAGTGATGTTGTCTTAGGTGCATCAAGAAATCAGGTAGGAGAAGCCAGCGAAAGACAACGATTGACTTTAAAAATCCTTAAGTCTAGACACACAGGTATGACAGGAGAAGTTGATAAGTTATTGTACGACCAGAAGACAGGTCGCTTAGAAGTTTATGAAAGTATCTTTGGAGAATAAACTATGACCTTACTTATTGATGCTGATTGGTTGATCTACAATTCATGTTGTGCGTGTGAACAAGACACAAGATGGAATGAGTGGGAGCATACCTTACATTCAGATGAACGAGATATACTTCAGCTTATAGATAGTAGGTTGGATATATATAAATCTATTGCAGGTGGAGATCGAGAAGTTGTTATGTGTTTTACTTCTTATCCAACATTTAGACATGAGATATTCCCAGAGTACAAGATCAACAGGATAGGTAAGCGTAAACCTTTAGCTTTGAAAAGTATTATTGAACAGATAAAACAAAATTATATCTCTGAGTTTTATGAAGGATTAGAAGGTGATGATGTCCTTGGACTTTTGGCAGGTTCAACTAAATACAAGGACCCAATCATAGTATCTGTAGATAAAGACATGAAGACTATACCTTGTAAGCTGATAGCTGAAGACGAGATAGAACATATCACACAACGCAAAGCTGATAGACGTTGGTTTGAAATGTCTTTAGCAGGTGACTCAGGTGATGGGATAAT